TGGTATGTCGTTGAAGACGGGAAAAAAGCCTAAGGGTGGAAGATAAGAAAAGGCCACGCGGCAGGCCGAGTGAGCCGCTGATTGACGATGTTAAGCTTATGCAGTTGCGCCGTGAGAAGATGTCACGGCAGAAGTGTGCTGATTATTTTGGCGTAAGTCTTTCTTCGATTAAGGTTGCTGAAAAGCGGATAGTCAAGAAACTGACCAATTCTCCGATGGTCGTAGATCAGGATGTAAAGTCGGGAATTGACGCTTTGACGCAGTTGGTGCTGATTAACAAGAAAATGCTGCACCAGTTGGAACGAAGTGAGAAACTGATAAACCGTGAGGAACTTAAATCGGCTGATTGCGACAAGGCTTATGCTGAGGCTAAAGATGGGGGTTTTGAAGCACAGGCGGTTTTAGATAAAATATGGACGAATAACCTGAAGTCAGCATTAGCAATACAAACCAATGTTGTAAATATTTCAGGTGAGATTCGTAAGCAGATTGAACTCCAGATGAAAATTATGGAGACGCTCTTTAACATACAGATGCAGCAGGAATTTCAGGCGGAAGTTATAGAGGTTCTAAAGACAGCCGATGAGATTGTTGCACAGACGCTTATAGAGAAGCTGAAGGAACGGAAAGCGTTGAGGGGACTGGTTAAGATTTAATGGTGACAAAGGCGGAAGTAAGGGACAGCCTATTCAGTGATTTATTGACCGCCATTAACCAACAGGTTATTTCAGCGGAAACCGCGCCACCGGAATTCAGTGACTGGCTTATCAAGGAAAATGTTATACTTGATGGCAAACCGTTTTCATTTAAGGGGCACGAATACCTGATAGAGCCTTACAAAGACATGCACCCATTTCAGGTGGAGATTAAAGCCACACAGTTAGGGTTAACGTCTAAGGCTTTATTAAGAGTTCTTTACGGATGCAGATACGGCAATTACAGGGGTATTGCCTATTTGTTTCCTTCGAGAACTGATGTAACCGACTTATCCAGAACAAGGCTTACTCCGCTTATCGAGGACAATCCGGGGAATATCGGGCAGTGGATAAGAGATACCGACTCCGCGAATGTCAAAAAGATATGGAATAGTTTTCTGTATCTAAGAGGCATGAAAAGCCGGGTTGGTCTAAAGTCTGTGCCGATTGATTTTGAAGTGTTTGACGAACTTGACGAAGCGCCGCCAAATTCGGTTGATATGGCTCTTGAAAGAATGGCGCACTCCGAACAGGGACATTTGCTTTTTCTTTCAAACCCGACAACGCCGGATTACGGAATAGATAGGCTATTCCAAACCACAGACCAGCAGTATTGGTTATTGAAATGTCCGGCGTGTAACGAATACACTAATTTAGTGGACACTTTTCCAGAGTGCCTGCAAACGGTGAGGGGAAGAACTTACAGGGCTTGCATGAAATGCGGTCAGGAACTTGACCCGGCGAAAGGTGAGTGGGTTGCGAAATATCCGCATATCACTGAAAAAAGAGGGAGGCAATACTCACAGTTATTCTCTCAATATAAGATAAATTCGCCTGAGAATATACTACACCGGTTCAGGACGACAAATAACCTGACTGACTTTTATAACCTGAAGATAGGTGTTGCGTACGTTGATGCGCATTTCAGGTTGTCGTTACAGCAGGTGTATGATTGCTGCACAAGCGGTGGAATGGAAAGTTCTTCAGAGAAGGGCTGCTACATGGGAGTTGACCAAGGAAACAACCTTCATGTGGTTATCGGAAGACGGCACGAGAAGAGGCGTGGAGAGATAATTTACGTTGATGTTCTGAAGGGGAATAACCAACAGGACGCAAAAGACGATAGCGGTTGGAGGCAGCTTGACGAACTTATGAATCGGTTTCACGTTGTGAGATGCGTTGTTGATGCCATGCCGAACACAAAAGCCGCTAGGAACTTTTCAGAGAGATTTCCCGGTAGAGTTTTTCTTTGCTACTACAACGAACATCAGAAGGGAAACTATCGCTGGAATGAAAAGGAAATGATTGTTCACGCAAACAGAACAGAGTCTCTTGATTCTTCGCATAGGGAGATTGCGGAACAGTTAGTTTATCTTCCGAGGCAGTCAGACATGATACAGAAGTTTGCTTTTCACCTGCATAATGTTGCAAAGAAGCTGATTGAAGACGATGATACCGGAAGCCAAAGATATGTTTATTTGAAATTGGGCGAAGACCACTTTAGACACGCTTTTAACTATGAGGCTATGGCAAGACAGGATTCACCGGAACTTATTTTTTCGGAGCTATTGTGAAAATCATAGCCGGAATGTCATGGCCTGAAGACGGGTATCCTGCTTTTCTTTGTGTGGTTAAAACAGGGATTAAAAAGAACGATGAGAAGTTTAAAAACCCTGAAGAGATTATCAGAATCACAGAAGAGTTTGAAGAAGTAACCGTAAGCAAGTTGTTCGAGAAGTTAAGGGGGATAATAGGGCTTACACATATTTATACAAAGTATGGGAAAAAGTATATTTCGTATATTAACGAATTTCGCAGATGGAAATACTCGAATAACAGCAACATACTTTTACATACTTCGAGCGTGTCTTCTTTTGAAGCGGGAATACTGACGATTAAAGACATGGTAACTGACGGTAGGTTAATGTTTTGCGACAACTCAAAAGTAAAAAATCAATTACAGATTTTTTCTAAATTGAGTTTAGATAATGAGAGTGAGTTCTATGCGGTTTCAGCTTTAACGAACTGCATAGGTATTTTTAAAAAACGGGATTCGGTTGTAACAAGCCAATCCCAAAACCCTAAAGCATGGCACTAATAAGTACACTATGTTTTAGAATCTTCGTGGATACATAAGCCCACAAGGAGGAAAAATGTCAAAGAACTACAAGAGCATTGAAAAGGAAGAAGCTGCTGCCAATGAACTTTGGCGCAAGACTTACGAACCTGAAGCGGCTGAAGATGAAACTGAAAAGGAAGAATTTAAGGCTGCTGAAGTGCAAGAACCTGCTCCATCTGAAGTAATCAAAGACGGAATACAGGAAAAAGAGGTTACTCCCGAACCGGAGAAAGAACCAGAAGTTCCAAAAAAGGTAGAGGCAAAACCTGAAAAAGATTACAAACAAATGTACAAAACCCTAGAGGGCAAGTACAGGGCTGAAGTGCCGGAACTCCATAAAAACGTAAAGCATTGGAAAGACAATGCGATACAGCTTTCGGATAAGATTTCGGAACTTGAAAAGAAGATTAGCGACATTGAATCTTCATCCAGCCGTTCAGAAATTAAAGGTGATTTGGATGCTCTGGAAGCAGAATATCCCGATATTGGCAAGACTATCCGCAAGATTGAGGAAAGACATGCCAGCGAGTTAGCCGCACGTGATACGTATTGGCAGACTCAGTTAAACAAATCTCTTGCACCAATGCAAGCCGATTTGAACATGACGAGAGAATCACGCTTTGATGCTGATATGGTTAGATTTGGAGTTCCAAATTGGCGCGAAATAAATATAGACCCGGAGTTTATTGATTACTTAAATGCTCCAACGCCTTACAGCAGAAAAACAAAATTAGAACTTTTGCAGGAAGCGGGAAGTACGCTTGACGCTGAAGTTGCCTCAAAGTTTTTCTTGGAATACATGAATACAAAAACTCCTGCGGGGAAGCCCGTTGATGGACAGGAAAAGTTAAAAAAATATGTCGCTCCGCCTAAAGCAGAAACAGGTGCTAATTCAAAAGGCGGTAGCGGAAAACCAGAATTAACGATTGCAATGTATGAGAAATTCTATAAAGAAACATCTAAACCCGGAAGATATAACCCGAAAAACTGGTTCGGCAAAACAGAAGCTGAAATGGAAGCTATGCTGGAAGCCGCGCTTGTTAAGGGCGAACTTAAACGGTAATTTTATAGACCGACTCTGTTGCATTGTTAATTCTCTAAAAAAAATTAAACAAGGAGAATATATATAATGAGTGTTGACAGAGTTGTTGGTCATCCAGATTATAGCTCCGCTGGTAGTTCTAAGTTTATTAGTGAAATTTGGTCTGCGAAAATGCAGAAGAAATTTTACAATACTTGTAACCTCACGGCTATAAGTAACACTGATTACCAAAATGAGATTAAAAATCAGGGTGATACAGTTATTATCAGAGGTATTCCCGATATTTCTATCGGTGATTACCAGAAGGGTATGACTCTTGACATTCAGCATCCAGAACAGGCTGCTGTTACTATGCTTATTGACAAAGGTAAGTATTTTAACATCTATGTTGATGATGTTGATTCAGTCCAGAGTGATATTGATTTACTAAACAAATTTACAGATGCGGCTGGTAGAGATAACGCTATTGCCGTTGAAACTGATGTTCTTGCGACCATGCCCGCTGATGCGCATGCGAGCAACTATGGTGCGAATGCCGGAGCTATTTCGGCTGGTTTTAACCTTGGTGCTTCCGGTTCGCCTATTCAGATTACTGCGGCTAATGTCCTTGATTACATCGTGGATTGCGGCACGGTTCTGGGTGAGAACAAAGTGCAGGACGAAGATTGCTGGATGCTCGTTCCCGAATGGATGGCTGGACTTATTCAGAAATCCGACCTTCAGGACGCTTCACTTTCCGGCGATTCCAAGTCCGTGTTAAGAAGTAATCTGCTCGGCAAGATTGGCAGATTCAATATATTAAAATCTAACCTTTTACCTACTGTTGCGGCTACGACCGATGCTTCAGGGTTCAAATGTTACTATGTAATGTTTGGACACAAGGACGCTACCAGTTTTGCCAACCAGTATATTAAGGTTCAGAAACTGACTTCCGAATTGACATTCGCACAGATTGTGCGTGGTCTTAATGTCTATGGAAGCAAAGTAGTCAATTCTCAGGGTCTTGGCTATATGTATGTTCGCAAATAAGGAGGAACTGAACTATGGCTCTTAAAGTTAATTTTACAGGGAAAGCTTCCTTAAGCACCGAGACTCTGCCGACTGGTTATACGACTGATGTCGGTAATGGAATTGGAATGCTTGACGGAAGGCTCGGTCTTCTGAAGGGGCGTGTTGACGCTGCCCTTACAGGCGGAACGAATACCAGCACGGATACTTATGAAGTAATTTACGTTCCTGCCGGGTTCTATATCATGAACGTCTGGGCGTATGTCGTTGAGGCTGAGGCTACAAACACTACTGCTACGATAGAAGTTGGTATCGGTGACGATCCTGATGAATTCATTAAGGCTACATCACCTGATACGACTGGCGAAATCTTTGGTATGACCGGAGATGCTCTGGCTATCAACGGTACTGTGTTGACAGCTGCTGACACCATTGACATCACTGTTGCTACAGCTGCATTGACCAATGCGGTCATTGATGTGTATGCGCTTGTTGTCGATATGCGTGAGACCAGAACGTAATTTAACATAGGGGGCTGGATAAACCAGCCCCTTTAACTTGTAGGAGATGAGGTCTAAATTCTTCACTCCGAATAAATGAGGAAAAATAAATGGGTAATTACAGGTATCAGAGTTTCGGCGCAAAGAATCTTTATTGCGAGAAACTTCTAAATCAGTACGGCGGAGACATTACTCCCGGCGTAAACCCCTATGGTGGTATGGACTATTATGTTGATAACAACTATGGTTCAGCTGGCAATGATGGTTTATCTTGGGATACTCCGAAGAAAACACTGGCGCAGGCTATTACGCTGAGTAACGCAAATATAGCTGCTGATGCTCGTGGTTATGGTCGTGGCTGGGCATCTCGCAATAGAATATTCTATCGTGCAGATACTGAAACCGCTGACCTTGTGGCGTTCCCGAATAAGTGTGACGTTATCGGCGTTGGTTCTTACGATGCCAATGTAAGCCCCGGTATTACCGGAAATCATGTTCCTGTTAACGCTGGCAACTATGGTACGAGATTCTTCAATGTCTGGTTC